GTATGAAGTACGTCGCCCTGCTTACCATTGCGCTCTTGTCTGGTTGCGAAGATCGCTACCGATACAAATGCCAAAACCCTGACTTCTTCCACGCGGAGGAATGCCAGAAGCCAAAGTGCTTGTTTACGCAGCAGTGCCCAGAATATTTGGTCGCCCCAATCTTGGAGAAGAAAGTAAACGATGTCCAACCAGAAACAAAACCTAACCCCTGACGAAATCGAAGTACGAATCTGGGGTTTTGTGGTTGTTGCCGTAACCCTGATTCTTTGCTTCATTGTTGTTGCCCTGCTGTACTCTGTGACTTTTGTCACGCAGCCGATCAAGTCAATGGCCCCCATTGACCAGGCATACACCAAGATGCTGAACGACATTGTTCTTTTGATTGTCGGTGGCATTGGCGGTGTGATGAGTAAACGCGCCGTGGCAGCTGGAGCAAAGGCTTTTGGTACACCACCACAGCCAATGATGCAGCAGCCGATGTGTCAGCCCATGATGGGTGGCAGCTATAGCCAGCAATACGCGCCACAGCAATCAGCCTACGGCCTGCCAAGCCAGCCGTTTGGTGCGATGCCGGTCTGGAAAAACCCAGAGCTCGATGAGTCATGGACGCCAGGCCCACCACCAACCACACCACCAGAGCACATGGAGCCGGACGAAGACCGCGAAGAGATCGCAGCTGCGCGCAAGGAGGCTGACTGATGCTACCAATACCATTGCCCTGGCTGATCGTCGGCGTCCTGGTGTCGCTGTTTGGGACTTATCGAGTCGGCCACCATTACGGCTGGATCGAGCGCGACAATGACATGAAGCTGGCCATCGCCAAAAAGAATGAAGAGGCTCGCAAGAAAGAGCAAGAGCTTGGAGACAAGCTGCAAGACCAGGAAACCAAACTCAGAAAGGCCCAAGATGAAGTCAAGAAAAAGCAGTCTGCTATGCATGAGCTTGCTCGGACTGGTCGGCTGCGCCTCCCAGCCCCAAGTTGTCCACAAGCCCCCGCAGATCCCACCCCTGCCCCAGGAAATAGCAACTCCGATGCAAGCGAACTTGAGCGACAGACTATTGAAGCTCTTATCGACATCGCAGCCGACGGCGACAAAGCAATCACCAAGCTCAACGCCTGCGTCGCAGCCTACAACGAAGTGAGGAGCATACTCAATGGTCAACAGTGATCAACTCAATCGCCTGAGCATCAACCCCAGCTTGGTTGACGCATTCAACGAAACCTTCGAGCGCTTTGGCCTGGTCACTGTTGTGCAGCAGGCATGCTGGATCGGCCAGTGTGGCCATGAGTGTGGCAACTTCAAGATCATGGAAGAGAACTTGAACTACCGCGCTGCCACGCTGCTGAAGTTGTTTCCATTAACTCCGAAGCGCGCTTGGGGTTTCACGCCTGAGTCGGCTGCCGAGTATGAGAAGCAGCCACAGAATATCGCCAACAGGATCTACTCGAACCGCATGGGCAACAGGGACGAAGCGTCAGGGGATGGCTGGCGGTTCCGGGGATCCGGATTTTTGCAGCTGACCGGTCACAGCAACTTCTACCACGCTGGCCAAGCGCTCGGTGAAGACTTTGTCATGCAGCCTGAGCTGGTGCGCACGCCTAAGTATGCATCCATGACGGCTGGCTGGTTTTGGCAGACACATAAGCTCAATCAATACGCTGACTCTGGCGACTACAAAACCCTGACAAAGAAAATCAATGGTGGCTTCATCGGCCTGGATGACCGAATCCACCACATTGAAAAGGCAATCAGGGTTCTGAAGTCCTGATCACTGAGCAGCGCCCAGCGCATTGATCCGGCGCTGGTAGTTGGCCGTGTGCCGGACACGTTTCATTGTGTCAATGCGGCCAATGGTTTCCAGGTTGCACTCCTTGAGCTCCTTCAAGATCGTCATGCGCTCGCGTGCTGGTCGCTTGCCTGCCTTCGCAGTCTTCTCGGCCAGCTCTTCGTATGCGTCGGCCCATTCGTCAAGCGTGTTGTGCACACTGTGTGGCAAGTCTTTGCCTGGAACCATTAGCGCATAACCGACCGTACTAATGCCGAAATCAACGTCAGTGTCGTCTTCCTCGATGGCAGCTGGTGCTTCTACCTGGGTCACGGCATCGGTGATCTGATCGTTGACCGTCTGCAGCACTTCATCTACAGCGTTGACAATCTCTGGCTCGATGACGACTGGCTCGGCCATTGGCAGCTCGACTGGCTTGGCCACCAGGTCAAGCGGGTTGGCAGGCTTGGCCACCGGCAGCGGCTTTGCTTCGTCCGGATAGTCCTGGGCTTCCTCGGCGGTGATCATGCCCTTGAGCACGTCAGGGAATGCGTCGCGCAGGGCAAAGCCGCGAGCTCGCATTTGCAGCATGCGCTTGGGGTAGGCAGTCCACGGGCCGCCCTTGCCCCACAGGCCAGCGCGCTTGGCATCTTCAACTGAGAACTTGGCCACAACTGGCTTGCGACCCTTGCGCTTGGCCACGCAGACAGCGATGGGGTTGGGCGTGCCCTCGCCCTCAAAGAATTCCTCAACGTCCTCGCACACGGGGCTGGCCTGCACCAGCGCCATCATGGCATCGCCGTATACGCTGGGCTTGCCATTGATCACTGCAATGTTTTGAAGCGCCTGCATGGGTGCCAGGCCCATTTCATAGCCCCACTGCACACACACCAGGACATCATTGGGCTTGCCCTGGTAGGCTTTGGGAACCATGCTTGAGCTGGCCAGCATTTCGCTGAACTGCATTGCTTCGCCCATGGTTGTGGGGGCAAAGCCTCTTTGGTTAGTGGTTTGGAGTTGCATCATTTTCCTCTTCGACGTAAGTTTGCATGGTGGTAAAAATCAAATTGGCCATGGCGTCGACGAACGCTTCGGCTTCCTCTTCTGTTGCATTTGTTGCGTTAAGCATGGCGACGACGGCCTGCTCATACGCATGCAAAATCGCTGGATATTTCGGTAAATTCAAGAGACCTCCTTGATCGTCAGTGATGATTGCCGAATGCTGTATGCAGCCTTGCCAGGAACCAGGCGCTCAGCGGTGGCTTTGTAGTTTCGCATTGGCCAGCTGATCACATACTGACCAACACGGCCACGCTCAGACTGCCCAAGCTCTTGCTTGATCAGCTTCTCAGCAGTCTCGATGCTGGCCTCGGCTGCCCTGATGGCTGCCTTGTTTTCCATGATGCCACGCGCCAGCTCAGCCACTGTCTGGCCAAGCTCTACCTCTTCACGGTTGGCAGCTTGCGGGTAGATGCGGTCGAGCTCTTTGCTGCTGGCCGGTGGATACCAATCGATCTCAGCTGTCTTTGTGTACTTGTCCAGCTTGTCCTGGAAGTCATGCACAGCACGGGCGATGGCTGCTTGCGTCTCTTTGTGTGGTGCAAACAGGAACACGCGCAGCTCGATGCCCTGGTACAGCACGCACACAGCGCCCCACTTGTGGCCAGTGACCAGCATTTGACCCTGCAATTGGATCGGGCCACGCGCCAGGTGAGGCACATCCTCTGGCATGGTCTTGGTCAGCTTGGCTTCGAGCACACCAGGGCCGTCCAAGATGATGCTGTCCTGGCCAACCACATAGATGCCATTGTCTGGGTCTGACGTGACCTCCTTGCCATTGCTGTGGCCAACGCCATCCAGGCTGCAGCTGAGCGGGATCACCTCATGCGTGAAGGCTTTGTTGATCTGAGTGTCAACGTCTATCAGGCCAAGGCGATTGGCCGCCTCCTCCAAGATCACTGGCTCCAAAGTGTTGCCCCAGCCCATGGCTTCGTTGCCAATGTCTGGGCGCTCTTTGCCATCGATGGCATTGATGCTGAACTGCAGCTCATCATTGGGTGTGCTGTACTTGCTGAACCCCATCAGTCCTGGCAAGCGGCTGGCGCTCATTGCTTTGTCGTCTGTTAATTTTCCGGCCATGGTTTACTCCTTGTTGGCTGCTAACGAATACACACGCACAACCCGTGCATGCGCTTGAGGATGGACGGCTTCTGTGTAGCCGACCGACTTAAATTGTTTTGTTCTGAATACGGCGCCAAGTACCGATGGATGCACGCCTGGTGGCACTTCGATGAACTGACGCACGTCGTTGATGGACACCTGGCCATTCTGTTTGCACAGCACCATGGCCAATGCCCGGCAGCGTTCTAAGAACTGGTGGTCGCGCTGCTCGAAGATGTCAAGCTGGCGATCTCTCATGTCTCTGCCTTTAAGCCCCTGCATACCACATCCCTCCGCAGATACAAGCAATTGCAACCAGGCACGCAAGCGCCAGTAGCAAGTCAGCCTGGTGTTGGTCACGCTCACCCAGCAATGCACGCTGCAGCAGCTCCTGGTCATTGCTAAATTCAATCTTCTGCTTGGGCTGGTACAGCAACCCAATCTTCACCTTGCCGGTGTCATATGGTGTAGCACGTTCAATCATGTTCAACCCCTCCATGCCAACAAAACACCCCAGCCACCGAAGACCAGGAACGTACCAACCACATAGACTGCATCGATCAATTTTTCTTTTGTCATGATTTTCTCCTTGGTTAAGCTCGTGAGAGCAAGTTGGAAACCTGGCTTGCGTGCCAGGTAGTGCCGCCCCTGGCGGTTTCAATGCCGCGAGCTGTAAGCTCGGCAGCAATGTCTCGAAGTGTGGCAGTGGCCATGCGTGCCTGGATGTCGCGCACCATTGGCAACATGCGTGCAGCGTATGCGTCTGCCTTGGTCTTGATGCTGGCCACACCAGCTGCGCTGC